TTGTGTAAACATGAGTGGGTGAAGATCAGAACGCAAGAACCTGAGAGAGTTTACAAATGCCCCAAATGTGGCGTTGAACTGAAAAACGTCAAAGAAACCGTGTATGTGAGGAAAGAGACAAAAGAATGATCCTTGATTTAATTATCATTCCTATCCTCCTCTCTTTCGTCTAGTTTTTCTAACGTTGAAATATAATTATATCTGTACAAATCTTCTAAGAAGAGTTCTAACTTACGAATGTATAGTTTTAGAAATTCCATCAGATTCATGAGATTCGCACCCAACCAGAATTCTAGGTCTCGCTCACCGTTACCTTTTCCACCCTTTTACACCATGGGATCCTCGGCAAACCCTTGGAGAGTTCCTCCCTTATCTCCTTCTCAATTTCCTTGTTTGGTATCTCCCTACTTTCCTCAACGAGTAAAATGACAATGACAGCTTTTTTGGTCCTCATCGATGGCCACGTCTCATCTGGCGATGAAGCTCTATTTAAGAAATATTCAGAGCCCTGTTACGGTGACCGTGTCGAAAAGCGATACAACTAATACGAGTCATCGGCTTGTCACCGCGGCGACGGGGGAGCGGTTACGCTAGCCTTAGATAAGAGCGCCCCCTAAATAACTCTGGGGTTGCCTTTCATGGGGAGGTTGATGTTTCTCTGCAGATCTACGCTAGTCGTCTTAGGCTTCACCACAATGTTTCTGAGCCTGCCGATCCGCAACATGCTGATGGTCCCCCTTGGCGCAGCCATGGCCGTCACAGGCATACTTTTGAGACCAAAAAGGCTCAAATCTTGAGGAGAGCTCGCTGATAAAAGGCAACCCCCTTGACATTAAACCCGGTCACCCTTCTCACGTAGCTTGAAAGCTGATTACGCCCGATTCTCTAACAGCTTCTACGCTCATTGAAGCGGGTTCTTTGACTACTTGCCCAGACACCTGTTGGAAAACTTTACTGGCCATAGCTTACCAGACTGCCGGGCGTCCGATGTCCTCCAACGGCAGCTTACAAACGTCCCGCAGAATCTTTCGCATCTCGCTAGGTTTGATCGCCCCTACGTCTCGGGTGAGTACCACGAGTTGGGGCAGCAACGCCGCGAGCTTCTCGTAATCCAACGCCTCGGGCACGCCCCAGTTCAGGCGACACTTCGCCTGCTTCGGGTCGAAGCCTGCCTGCTCAAGCACCGGCGCAAAGATTTCGCGCTCCACGATCCGCTTGATGAACCGCTGTAGGGCCATGACCTTGCGTTCCGCGATCTTGAGGGCTGCCTTCGCGGAGGCCTCGGTAAATCCGGGTGTCGTGAACAACTTGGGGAGAGGGGTCTGTCCTCCGAGATAGACTTGATTCAGCACGTATTCGATAAACGCGGTGAAGCGCACCCGTGGGTCCACCTGCACGGTTTTGATGTCCGCGTCAGCCTTGTCGTATATGAATCGCGCCCCGGCCTTGGGCTTACTCTTGATCAGGGACTGATAGGCGCTCAGTTTGTCCGGTGACACCCCAGGAAAGATCCACAGCTCGTCGGGACCCGCGTATTTCTCAAAGACGTCGGGCAGAATGTTTTCGATGCGCCACTTCATCTCCAGGCAGGAGACGCGTTTAGAACCGTTGAAGCTGATTTCCTGCAGCAACACCTGCAGGACACCGGTGCCGAAGGGACTAAAGTTCACCGGGTTCCATTTGAAATGTATGATCTGCTCCGGCGTAAACGTTTCCTTCACGTTTTCAAACGAATAGTTATAGGCCTTCACGGTGCCGGTTTCATCGCGTTCAATGGCTTTGCGACCCTCAAAACCCGTGACGGGTAAAATCTTCAATCCAAACGGCTGCGCCTCGTTGGTTCTTAACCAGAAACTGTTGCCCAAACCCACCACCTCGCGGGCGCTGATCTGCAGCAGACCGTCGAGATTCACGGACTCGTTAAACGAGTCCACAACCTCCTTCGCCTCCTCAGCCCGTTCATACCCCTCCCTCACCGTGGTGTAGAAGCCCATGCCCACAACCTGATCCGCCAGGAAGTCCACGAAAGCCTTGCAGCTGGGGTCTCGCTGATACGCCGTCAAACAGTCGCTGAAACTAACCTCGGGAACCTCGCCAGCCGCCAGGCGCCACGCAGGAAGCAGGGTGCCGCCGCCACGGAAACGGCTGACCGCCTCTCGGAGCCAGCTTAAGCCGCGACGTACATGCTTGCTCATTCCCTTTCTCTCCCCCCAAACCCCCTTTTGCTGTGCAGATAGTGATTCAAGCCCAAGCGCAGGAGATGCTCGACGAAGGTGGAGCGTTTCTCGCGGCCCCTCAGGGTCTCGATTTGGTTGAAGAGGTTCCTGTCGATGGTTACGGCCATACATGTTTTCATGGCGATAAACTTCCACGGATCTTGTATATTAATTACACATTTTAGATTATTTTAACTTTGTTATATTCATTATACATTGCGTAAAAAATATAAGAAGTGAGACGGTATAGAATAAATGGGATGAAGATGAAGACCTTGAGGATCAGTGACGACACCCACGAAAAGTTGACGAGTTTGGTCGGCGAGCTAACCGCGCAGAGTGGTAGAATGCAGACGTATGCGGACGCCATTCTGGAGCTTCTTGAATCTTCTGTCCTTTTGCCCAAGGATCTCCTTGCTGAAGTGTCGTGTGCCATCCGGGAGGGGGAGGCGGTGGGTTACACAACCCGTGAAGACTTCATTCGGGACGCTGTCCGCCGCCGTCTTGATGAAATACGTGGAGAGTACGAGTACATAGTGATCCCCAGAAAGGACTACGAGGCCCTGGAAAGAGCCTTCGACGAATCGGGGGCACCCTACCGAAACGTGGCCGACTTCATCAGCACGGTCATCGATGACACGCTTGCCAAATACGAGGACTGGAAAAGGGAAAGAGAGCTGGAAGAGAAGAAACAGTAGAAATCTCACTCCTCATATCTCTGAAATTCGACTTTTATACACTTTGGGGCAATTTATCTACGATGTTTTATGCCGATCGGGCCCTTCCCGGATTTTGACGCGTGCGTTGCGCATATGATGAAGCCAAGGGAGGAGGGCGGCGGCGGTTACGACGAGGAAACCGCCAAGAGAGTTTGCGGGAAGATGAAGGCGGAGTTGGAGGAGAGCCTCAGCTGGGCCGGCGATCTACAGATTTTGAAGCCGTATGGGCACCTTATTCGGGGGGAGGCCATCCACCCAATAAAAACCCTACACCCCGAGGAGTGGCCGAGCCTCAGAGTTTATCTGGAAGAGGAGCTCGAGAGGGCTGCCAAAAGCCTCATCGGCAAACCCCTATTTCTGGATCATTGGCGTCGGTTAGAGGGTGAGGTGTTAGGGGCACACTACGAGGACGGCGCCATCGAATACGTCGCAGATCTGCGTGACGAAGAGGTTTTGCAGATGATCCGAGACGGCCAGATCAAGCACGCCAGCGTCCAGTTCGAGTGGAGGACGCTGGAAAACGTGAACGGCGTGGCTCCGCGGGGCATCACCTTCGAGCATCTCAGCCTTCTCAAGGACATGCAGCCGGGAGATCCCATGAGCACCGTGGAGATTTGGGAGAGCATCGCGAAGGAGTTGAAAGAGGCGGAACGCGGAGGAGGCACCTCCCTCGCGAAAAAGGAGAAAAGCCCTCCGCTGAATCCCGGACAGGGGTCGGAAACGGGGGAAAAGGACGTGGCAGAAAAACCTGTCTTAAAAGAAAGGATTTGGACGAGGGCGTATATCAATGATCTTCCGGACGCGGCCTTTGCTTTGATTTTACCGGGTGGAACCAAGGAAGACGGGAGAACAACGCCGAGGGCGCTCAGAAAGTTTCCGCATCACCGTGCTGACGGGTCCATCGATCTGCCTCATCTTAGAAACGCCTTGGCGAGGGTCCCTCAAAGCGACCTCACGGATGAACAAAAAGAGCGCGCACTTGCTCACCTTAGGAAACACGCGAGGGCTGCGGGGGTCGGAGAATTCGCGGAGGAGGGCGAGCGAGAACCCCTCGAGCGTGGGTGGCCGATTCTGGGGGAGCAGGCTGATGAGGAGGAAGCCGAGGAGGTCGAGTTCGAGATCGCCCCAGAGCCCACCATAGACGAGCTCATCGAGAGCATTGAGGACGTCGTGGAGGGAATCAACGAAGCCTTAGACGCCTTAACCAGCCGGGTCGAGGCGCTGGAGCGAGCTCAAAGGCCAGCCGAAGAGGGGGGAAACAGGTTTCGAAGGAGAAGGCTGCTAGAGGAATCGGGAAAAGCCAGGAAAGCGGGTGAAGCGATTATAACAAGCAACGTTGCAGCACCCGCAGGCATGGTCAACAAGACCGAGATCATCAAGAGGCTCAGGGAAGCCGTCTACGAGCGGGTCCCACACCACTGGGGCTACGGTCCTTACGAACAGAATCGCAGAATCAAACGACTCATCCGTGAATTAGAGTCATCCGATTATGGCCGGGAGTAGCCGCGATGGAACGGTGAAACCGAAAAATGAAATGGAGGAAGGTGTCAAATGGCCGATTTGTTTCCGGAGTTGGACGTCGGAGAGGCCTTAGAAGCTCAGTTGGTTCTGAGCTTTAAGTCTCAAGCCGCGATATCGAAGGGCAGCCCGGTGAAGATGAGCACCCACACCGCTGGGGAGATCGGAAGCGTGGTGGGATGTTCCGCTGGTGACAAAGCTATCGGTATCGCAATGAAAGCTGCAGCAGCGGCAGGTGAATACATTCCTGTTTTGATTGTAGGGGTTGTGAAAGTAACCGCGGACGGCGTTATTACTATTGGCAACCCGGTGAAGGCAGCCGGGGCGGACAAGGTTGCAGAAGCTGTGAGAACGGTAACGATTCCCTCTGGAACGACAACGGTAACGAGCACTTCTGCTCAACCAAGTATGACGGTTGAAAGCGGGGTTGCCTTCGGGTTCGCTCTACAGACTTTTGCAGACGGCGACACGGGGCTCATCGCTGTGGGTATGGGTATGCCTTGAGGTGAGCAAGATGGGTGATCAACTAAACGTTTTGAGGGAGGCAATCATCCGAAATCCGGAGCTGGGCGAAGCATACTGGGGAGGAGTGGTTGAAAGGGCCAAAAACAATCCCTGGTACCAGGTGCCGCTGCGGGAAGGCGTCCTCAGCGATATCGCCGGCGCCTTGGGGAGGATGCACGACGTTGTTGTGGAGGCAGCCAAGCCCGCGCTGATCGGCCGCGAACTCGTAACCGTGATGCCCGTGACAGACGCTTTGGTGAGGTTTCCAAAGGCGAAGCTTGCCAAAGCCTACAAGGTTGGCGAGTTTGCTGAGACTTTCATGGTGGGCGAGAAGTACGAGACGCAGGACATTCGATGCGACATTGAAATCCGTGCCGGCGCCGAGTATTCAAGGAAGTTCTTTGAGGATGCTTCATGGCCCGTTTTGGAGCGTCAAACGGCTGAGGTGGGCAGAGCTGTTGCCGACTTAGAAACAAAGCTGATTTATGACTATCTGGTCGAAAACGCTGGAACAACCACGACGGGTGACGGTGACGGCGTTTTTGAGTGGGCTGAGTTGGTGAAGCTTTGGAATGAACTGAAAAGGCTGGACTGGAACCCTGATGTTATAGCGTTGCACCCCGACGAAATCGCTGACTGCTGGACGCAGGATCAGTTTATCCATGGATTTTACTTCGGTGAAAGCGTCGACGTTAGGCGCGGGGTCCTCGGCGACTTGTACCTGGGCATGCGCGTGGTTTCGTCAAGCAAATGCACCGCCGCCACTGTTCTTGCGTTGGAGAGGGCTCACGCTTTGCTCCTGGTGAGACGCGATCTCATCACTGAGCCCTTCGAAAATCCGAAGGAGGACCGCTACGGCATTGTCGCCAGCGAACGAATAGGGCTCGGGATAACGCGGACAACCGCTGTGGGGAAGATCACCGGCATCTAGACGTCGGCAAGCCCGAAACGGCTTACATCTGTTCCCCCCTTTCTTGTTTTGCCCGAACACGGTCAGCAAGCCTGACCGTGCGGGAGACAGGAGGAGATAAATTTGGTTGCAACAGTCCGTGTGGTTCAAGCGCATGGAGGTGGCGACGGGGCGCCGAGCTACTCACCTGCCAGCGGAGACGCGACGATTCGCTTCCACACGGCCGATCAGTACAACCCCACGGATACGACGAAACCTATTCCGATTCCTGGCAGCGGGTTCAAGTATAGCTATTGGGTTCACGTCTGCCTCGATCTGTCCGGGACTTTCACGAAGATCAATAACGTTCGGCACTACAGCGACGGAGCCATAGGCTGGACTTTGGGCACGGGCGGAGAACTGCGGCGGGGGGCGCGGGACACGGGTGATCAGGGCTGTCCAATGGACACGGAGTATGACGTGGCGACTGGGGTTGAGGGCGATTCAGGCGATCCCATTGAAGACCCTACAAACGGTCACGGGTACTATAACACTCAAACCACTCCAACCGCAGACGTTGCCAACGACACAGAGGCCTCTCCTGCGATGATAGATTCTACGGATCACACGGTGGCTGGAAAGACTAAGGCTGTCGTGTTGCAGGTGAAGGTCGCCAGCGACGCCACGCAGGGCGACCAGCCCGACGAGACGCTCACGTGGAAATACGATGAGATATAGGAGGTGTGGGCATGGCTGTGACAAAGTATAGGTTCACGATCTCCTTTGAGGTCAACGAAGTGGACGTGGTTGAAGTGAAAACGCAGATCGTCAACGCGTTAACCACGCTCAAAAACGCAGGGAAGATCAGCAAGGTCACGGGCTCTATAGACGAGTTTCTCGAATACTCGCGGGAACTGCTGTCTGTCTAAGGGTGGAGATCGTTGACGTATCCAACTCCGTTAACCCATTACTGCAAATATTTGATCGACAGGCTTCTCGCTATTCCCCGACGAAGCCGACACTGGGTTCCTTGGAGTCCAGAGTATGGAGAGAACAGGCTTCTGCTGGCGGCGAGGGATCACATCTTGGGCAGGCGACCTCGGAGAAACAGGCATCCGGTCGATTACCTTGCCTTGATTGCGATGGTGACGGGTGTCGGGTACGTCCTGTTAACATCCCTCCTGATGACGTTCTATTACCTCTACACCAACCGCTGGTTTTCAGTGGAGAGTCGCACGAAAAGATACACTGTCAGCGTGACCCTTGTGAAAAGGTGGTGACAATGGCCTATCGCCCTTTAGTCTTCATGTGGATCGCTGAATACGGGGATGGTGAGGTTCTTCCACAGTTTGATCCGAAAACCGGCAAAGAGAACCTGTTTAAGGACATCGACATAAAACGGTTGAAACGTTTTGGCTGGCACAACTTCGGTCCCGAAATGGCGGGGCGGCTTAACGTTCAAGGCTTCAACGTGCGAAGTACATACCCGCCCATCAGCGTGGTTCTCGACATAAGGGAAGGTGAGGAATTGGTTGCTGTGCGGAGAAACGCTATAAAATATTCGCCGGGTGGGGGCTATCAACACGAGGAAACTGTCTACGTCTTGGGCATCAAGGATAAGGCTTACGTGTTCATCAGCGAGGACGGAACCATCGAGATGAGCTCAGACTTCAACTACAGGTGACAACATGCAGAAATTAATCCAACTACCAAAAGAAATTCTCGACCTATTTCCAACGTGGGAGTATCGATGTCCAAAATGTAACGCTTTTTTGGGATACAAACCAGTTGATTTTTGTGTGAAGTGTGGAGCAACGTTCTCTCATCTGCAAGCACGTGTTCCACCGAGATGCTTAAAGAGTTATGAAGCGATGAGTGAATACGCTCACAGGGTTTTAGCACCGAAGTTAAGTCCTGGAATGCGAGAGCTGCTTTTTAAGTATTTCACAGAGATTTTCAGTGATGGCTTTGAGAGTGGAGACTTCTCGGCGTGGACGGGGACTAATACGACTCTTAACTATGGGTATGCAACGGTTGAAACCACGAATCCACATCACGGAACCTATTCAGCAAAATTTGAAATATTGGCTCAGGCGGCGTGGACAAACGCCAACTCTTATAAAGAGTACACTGCGCAAGCAACCGTTTTTACGAGGATTTATCTTTATGTGGATGCTTTTACCCCTGGTGCTGGGGCTGTTCAGAGAGCTTTTATTAGGTATGGAGGTACAGCGCGGATTGCTGCTGAGATTGGGTTGACTAGTGGTTGTGCGCTTCAGCTTCGTTATTGGAATGATCCTACATCCAGCTACGTTCAAATTGTTAGCTCCACCGTTCTGAGTTTAGATACTTGGTATTCTGTAGAGCTTAAGACGATTATTAGTGCTACTGCGGGGGAATGCAGGGTCTGGGTGGATGGTTCGGAGATTACGGATTTGACTGTGACGGGAATTGATAATGATGGTGCGGGTAATATAGATACAACTATTGTGGGTATAGTAACTAGCTATAACTTGGCGGCTGTTGAGTTTGTCGATTGCGTTGTGGTCGCGGACACATACATCGGACTAGAAGCTGCGGTTCAGACCTACACGAAGACTTACGGCGCTGACGCCTTACTGAAGAAGCCTGACATAACGAAGGCATATTCTGCGGACGTTCTGCTCTCCAAACCATTCACGAAAAGCTATCTGGCAGGTGTCTTACTCCTGAAACCCGTTTCCAAGGCTTACCCAGCCGATGTGTTATTAAAGAAGTCTGACGTAACAAAGACCTACAACGCCGACACCCTCCTGAAAAAACCTGATCTCATCAAGTCCTACCCCGCTGATGTCTTGCTTCTTAAGCCGATTACTAAGACCTATCCTGCCGACACACTGCTCAAAAAACCTAACATAACCAAGACGTACACGGTTGACGTGATCCTCGGCGAGGTTTGGACGGGAATCATCAAATCAGAACTGTCCATGCTGGAAAGAGGTATGAGTTTTGAAGAGGGGGAGGTCGAAATGAGGTTGGAGGGTTTGGAACGCAAAATGAAAATAGAGGTGGTAACCGAATAATGCCCTATCAAGGAACGACCGTGCGAATAAAGAACACGTTAACTGATTACGACGGATCAAAGCTGACACCCGACTCGCAGGAAGTCCGCATTTACGATCCTGACGGAACCGAAGTATCGGGAAGCCCCTTTACACCGACGCTGGAGTCCGAAGGCGTCTATTATGTCGACTACACGATCCCTGAGACCGGCAAGGAAGGAACCTGGAAGGTTAAGTGGAAGGCGGTGAAGGGAGCCAAGCCGAACATCGACGTATTCACCTTCAACGTGAGTGCTCCATGACAGCGAAAATCGGCTGGGCTGAGGGCAAGTGCTCCAAGTGCGGCAGAACCCTGCGAAGGAGGCGGCCCGCCGACTACGCGGTGTGTGACTGCTACAAGTACTGCCCGATGGACCACGGGAAAGGCTCCTACATGACCTCTATGGATCCCTACACGCCGGACTTAACGCCCCCTACCTACGGCCCGATCGAGGGCGAGGACGTAACCGGCGACACCGACGCCCCGCTGCGTGTCCTTTACAAATGTCCAAAGTGTGGCTATTATTCGGCTCAAAAGCCTGTGGAGGTACGCCTCACGTGAGCCACAACACGAGCAGGCGTGAGGAGCAGGACCGCCTCGCGAAGATCATTCTGTCTTGTTTGGAAAGACGTGGCCGAGTCCGCAGAACCGACCTGCTCAAACTCACCTTGCGGCAGTGTGGCACCCCGAGGAAGTTTGACAGCATTTTCGAGTATCTGAGGAGGCATGGGTGGGTAGAAAAGCTGGGGCCTCCCAGATCTCGGGCACCCTATCGGATTACAGAGAAGGGGAGAAAATTTCTGGACTTAATCGAGTGAAGGTGTACGTTAAAGGATAATCATTTTTTAGATTTCTTTTCTTGAAAAACGTTTAAAGATTGCCTCTTTTCGTCAAAATGTTTTAAATACAGCTTATTTTCTAAAGTTTCTCCTGGGCGTGAACCCTTGACTTACAGCACGAAAGCGGGACTGAAACCCATCCTAGGCATTGACGCCTCAGACACCACCTATGACGCGGAGCTCGACGAGTGCCTCACAACCGCCCACGGATTCGTCAACAGCTTCTGCAAGTCTCACGGCTTTTCGGTTCCCTTTTCCTCTCCGCACCAGAACGTAAAGGACATGGAACGGTATATCGCGGCCTGGCTGTTTCGGCGGAGAAGGGCACCGCCATCAGAGGCCGACGTGCTCCTGGACATGGCCATGAGGTTTGCGGACGCTTACCTTCAAGCCGAGAAAGAGGGGACGCTGAGAAGGACATGAGTGTAAGAGTGGACGTCGACGTCGGCGGATTTCTGAGGTGGTCCCGGAAAGAGCCTGGGCGTGCCGAGGAAATGAGGCGTTTGTTTCAGTATCGGGGCAGCCAGATGGTCCTGCAAGAGATGAAACGGCAGGCTCCTGAGAGGACAGGGTTTCTGAGGGCAACGATCAGCACCGACTTCACGCCGGAAGGGTTCACAGTTTATCCGGGAGCCTCCTATGCGCCGATCGTAGAAGGGGGCTCTCGGCCACACGAAATCATGGCACGGTTCGCCAAGGCCCTAGCTTTTCCGTGGAAGGGGAAGTTGAGATTTTTCAAGAGGGTCCGTCACCCCGGTTTTCCCGGCAGAAGGTTCGTCGAAAGAACCCGTGAAATCGTCGAGCCCAAACTTTTCGATCTGATGCGTCGCCTCTGGAGAGAGCTTCATGGGAGGTAGGAGCCTTGTATAAGGAAATCACCCAGAAGATCTTAGACCTGCTTGAGGCCGATGCGGATTTTAAGGCTGCGGTGAAGGAGTACTATTTTGGTCAGCGGGCCATCGACGACCCACGGGTGAGGTATCCCCACGTCTTCGCCGACATGGACCGAGACGACGTCAGGCCTCTCGTGGGTAAGGAGAAGCATGAGATGTTCTACTTTATCGGGGTCACCGAGAAGCATCCGGACAAGGACGCGGCCCTAAAGTTTGTCCAGGACAAGGCCGAGAAAATACAGAGCATTTTGAACGCTAATCCGACGCTCGACGGTTTGGTGGAAGAGTCTTACTTTGTTCCCTCCGTGATTGTTGACTGGGTGCCCACACGGGGTTACACGGTTGTGGGCGCCCGCCTCACCCTATACGCTCGCAAGGTTGTGAGGGTGTGATCATGGGTATGAAGTTACCGAAAACAGAAGGGAGGAATGAATGAGATGGCGAGATACTTCGGGATAGCGCAGGAGTACGCCTTTAAAACGGAGAAGCCCGCCAGCGTCTACACAAACATCACGAGAGAAAGCATCGTGCCCGATCAAGGCTGGATTATCCCAGAAACCGTGGCGAGCAGGGCCTTCGAAAAGAAGGTTTTAGGGGCCTTCCGGGCGCGCGGAAACATCGAGTTCCCTGTGGAGCCGGAGAACGGGATCGGGTGGTATCTGAAGTGGGTGCTCGGAAACGTGACATCGGAGCAGCAGGGGGCCACATCAGCCTACAAACACACCTTCAAGAGCGCGGACGAGATCAAAAGCTTCACCGGGCGTGTGGGGGCGGACACGGATGAAAGGGTCTTAGGGGGCTGCTTGCTCAACTCGCTAGCGCTGCGTTTCGCCCATGGGGCAGAGGTGCGGGGGATCGCCGAGGTCTTTGCGGCTGAGGAAGCAAGGGGCTCCATTGGATCGCCGTCGTTCTCGAACCTTAATCCGTTTGTTTTCAGTCAGGCAACCGTGGAGTTTGCGGACTCGGTGAAGGCGATCGTGGCGGAGGGGGAGGTGAGAATCAGCAACCGAATCCCGTTTGACCGCGGCGTCTTGGGGAGCAGGTTCTTCCCCAAGATCAGGCTAGGCAAGCGGCTCGTCGACGGGCGCCTGAGCCTGTTCTTCGACGACGCAACGGAGTACGACCGGTTCTTGGCGGGAACCGAGTTCAAGCTGGAGCTGCTGACCACCGGACCGGCCATCGGCGCCACAGGGTACAACTACACGCTGAACGTTATCCTGCCGAAGTGCGTCTACCTGCGAGACACCGCGCCGCACATCGACCGAAGAGAACTGATAATGCTGGATGCGCCGTTTCAGGCATTTTACGACGACGGGACCGCCACCGAAATCACGGTCGAGCTGATAAACGAAAAGACGGGCTACCCAGACCCGATCTCATAGAAGGTGTAGCGATGAAAACGGTGACTATTGAGGGCAAGGAGTACAGGCTCCGAACCTTGCCTTTGGAGCTCGCGCCGCAGGTGTTTGAGGTTGTGAGAAAGATGATGGAGATAGCTGGAGAGGTGGTGAGGGAAAGCTCGGAGCCTGTTCCAGAGGGCGACGACAAGCTCAGGGTTTTCATGGCGATAGTGGACTACACCCAGGAAAAGCTGAGGGAGGCGAAGTTTTTTCGTGGACATCCGGAACCCTTGGATATTTCAGGCGGCAGAACTGGCGCTGATGCTCAGGGAGAGGCCGTCAAAGCTGCTGAACCTGAGGAAAAGTGACATCGAGTTGCTGAGAATCGACTATGAGGTTATGAGCCAGTACTTGGCGCTCATGAAGCCGGGGGGAGAGAGAAGCCCTGAGGAGAAGAAGAATCTTATCCGGAGGATGAGGGAGGAGATGAGGTTTGGCAACACCGCCGGTCAAGGTTGAATTCACGGTAGAGGGGTTAGAGCAGGTCAAAACGGCGTTCGGAGAGGTTTCACGGACCTCGCAGGAAACGAGGCAATCCGTGGAGCGGGATTCCAAGGCGATGGCCGCAGGGTTCAGGCTCTTGTACTATCAAATCTATATAACGGCGCAGACCGGACGCCTACTAGCCGAATTCGCCGAACAGATGGGCGTGCTGGACAAGGCAACCGCCAACGCCATCACAAAAACCATGAACCTGATCAGCATGTTCGGCGGACTAATGAGCACCCTAAGCTCCCTGGCAAGTTTAACCCAGACCGCCGCGGCAGCCGAGTGGTTACACGTGGCGGCCTTGAAGGCGAAAGCGGTGGCGGCGGCCATCGCCCACGGAGTCGCCAGCCTGGGCGCGGCCCTGCCCCTAATCGTCGCTGCGGCCGCGGCGGCAACCGCCATTGCCCTAGCGGCCACCACTCAGGTCCCGTCGAGGGAGCGGGGAGGCCCGATCTATGAAACCGGATTGTACAGGCTTCACGCCGGAGAGTATGTTTTGCCCGCCGGTCGTCCGCCGGTCAACATCTACATTTACGGCATGAGCCCGCGGGAGGCCGAGTCAACGTCGGAAGTGATCGTTGACCGCTTAAGGAGGGCCGGGGTGATTTGAGCGTGGCTGTGCCCTGTGTGAGGATGGAGATCTTCCGAGGGCCTCCTAAACTATTCGATGACAACTTTGTGAAGGGGTGGACCCTAGAGGCGGGGTCCCGGTCGACCGACGGAGACATCATAACGGTAACGACGACAGCCGGAGCCTCGCCGCAGTTCGGGCGCATATCCAAGGCGGTAGAATTCAACACAGACCCCTACAGATACGCCATCGTAAGGTGTACCTACGCCGATTACGGCGGTGGGTTAACCAACTGGAAAGTTCGGTTCCTTTACGGAGGCACCGCCGTGGTCACCAAGAGCTACACGGTTTCCGACGGAATAGGGATCAAAGAAATCGATCTCTATGCGGAGAATGGAAACGTTCACTTCGACTGCGACGAGATCGAGCTTGAGGTGGAGGGGGCTGGGGGACTGAGTGCAAGATTCGATTACGTCGCCATCTGCAAAAGCCCTATGCTTGTCCCGGTGGATGAGACCAAGAGCGACATCGTCGAAAGCCTCACCATTACCCTTCCACTCTTGTCCCGCGGAGTTGGAGGTTTCAGCTGCAAGCTTCCGAACATGAACGCCGAATACACCGGGAAAATCTCGGATTTTGATCACGTCCTAATTTACCTCTGGCGAAAAGGAGCGACGATGAAAAAGGTTTTCGGGGGCAAGGTTCTTCTCCCCGGAACCGAGGGCTACGGCTCCTCGCAGGAGTATTATCTCTTGCTCAGCGGAATGGACATCGGGCAGGAGCTGCTTGCCCCACCAAATCTAGTGAAAAAGGTGTATGAGGCTGTTAATGGGAAAACCGTCATTGAGGAGGCCATCGATCTATGCAACGAGGTTACAAAGGAGTTCGTGGACATAGATAACGAGATCGCTTCCAGTCACGACTTTGAATTTCAGGAAGTAACGCCGCACTCGGTCATCAAAGATGTCTGCGAAATCGCAAAAACAGCCTTGGGTGAGGTCGGATTCGATGGTTACGTTGACCCGGCTGGCAACGTGCACGTCTTTAAGCGAGGAAAGTACACGAGCAGCGTCTCTCTAACCGAAAAGATCGAGCACTACAGGAAGGAGGACGATGTTCACCGGGTCCGAAACAAGATTAAGGTGTATGGCGCGGCCGAGAGGGCGTATCCCCTCGATAAGGACGCCTGGACCGAAAGCTTGACGCCTGCGGACGGCTCGTGGGCGAGCGGAACGGGAACGGGTTCCGTCTCTTTTGATACGGCGGAAAAGATTCTGGGAACCGGAAGCATAAAGCTGGCCGTTACGGGCTCAGACTATTACGGTCGCCTCGTCTTCACTTTAAACGCCGGGAAAGAAGCTAACTGTTACGACGTGCCAGACGGCTACGCGGACATCACCTTTCAAATCAAGTTGGAGGAAGCCTACAGCGGTGACGTGACGCTTCAGCTGGAGGACGACGCTGGGATGGTGTGCCGCAGGGAGCTCAACGCCAAGAAGGGGGAGTGGGTGCTCGTAAACGTGGCCTGTGGACGGGCCGCTAAGGACCAGTGGACGTACAGCGTGCTCAATGCGCAGCCATTCAACTGGAAGAAGGTCAAGAAAATCGGCATCACGTGTCACTTCCCAGCCACAGGAACCGGGGCCTTCTGGGTTGACAACCTGTTCTTCAACAAGCGCAGGTTTGAGGGGTTCGCTGAGGACACGGCAAGCCAAGCAAAATATGGGGTCCGATGGAAGGAGCCCGTAATCGACGACAGCCTTAAGTCAGATGCGGAGTGCCTGAAGAAGGCGGAAAGTTTCCGAGATTTCCTAAAGGAGAAGGTCGTTACCCTGACAAATTTTGAAGTGGAAGGGGATAACGGTTTTACTCCAGGCGACAGACAGCTCGTAACCATACCAAACGACAACATTAATGAATACTTCAGGATTTTGGAAATCCGTCACGTTGTGAGGGGTGTTAACTGGTCCACCTTCCTCACCCTCACCAACGAACCACAGTTCATC